ACCGCTAGAGAACATACCAGTATCTTGGCCGATGTCTTGAGTGAAGCTAAAGCCACCAGAAGAGTCAGAACTCTCAGAGGCTAATATCTTAGTGGCTTGAACCACTCCAGTTACTGTAGAGTTACCTGTAATAGACCCATTCCCACTAACGGTAAGAGTGGAGATAGCGGCTTCTGAAGCACTGAGAGAGGTAAAGACTCCAGTAGAAGGGCTACTCGCCCCTATAGCCGTTCCATTTACTCCTGTATTCGATATCATAGGAGTACAGACGCTAAAACCAGTGCCTGCAGCATCCGCGACTAGAATCATAGAGCTGATAGCATTAGGAGCAGCGTCTGGTTGAGAAGCCCCCGTAACAGAACCGGGCCAAGTTATAGTATGGCTTCCAGATTCATCATTGATGAGTATCAAAACGATGACTTGACCGGGATACGCATTAGAAAAACTAATTCCTATACTCCCGTTAAGTGAGATCTGAAAGCCATCATATAGACCGCAGTTGCACACCACAGAACTCGCATAAGCAACAGTCTGTAGAGGATTTTTAAGATCTGCTGTAGTTTGAATAGCAGCAAGAACAGAGGCTAAAGAAGCTAGATTACCGTCACTACAGGTAAATCCCTTGGCAGCCATCATCTGCATAAGAGCTGTGATACCTGTGCTAAGTTGGTAGAATAACTTATTGCCTGTCATAGAAGGAAGAGGGGAACCATTAGCCGCTCCTCCTATTCTCTGCGTGTCTGATGTGTAAGCTAGGTCAGATTCTTGATTAGCTTGAGACGGATTCCACTGTTGAAAATTAGTTGAACCAGACATTCGTTAGCTCCACTTACCGGTATCAAAGCCGGCGATGAATGAATCGTTTCTGTCAAAGCCGAGAATCGGCAGGTTGTTGAAGAGGTACGTATAAGCTACTGTTTGAGGCCTAGGAATTACCAAGTCATTGACCACGAGATCCTGTAGTATGGAAGTAAAAGATCCTGTTAGAACAACATCAGCAGTCATGTTCTGATTGTCTATAATGGATATACTACCTCCTGGAAATAGTGTATTCCATATAGGGTAAAGACTTCCTATAAGGCCGTCCCATTGATTATTAGCTATAGTAGCCTTAAGAAGTATTCTATATGTCGTGTCATCTAAAGTAGGACTGACGCCATGTGATGGTTGGAATTGAACAGTTCTACCGATACCTATTATCAGCCCTAGTATGTCTAGTTGAACTCCTTCGGCATAGTCTATATCAAAGGCTTGGTTTATGCTCGCTAGACAATTGGTTATGTCATCCAGTATAGTAAGAACACTGTTAAGCCAGATCTTAAACTCTACCGTATTCTGATACTCTGATGTCAGTAGACCATCGTAGTAGCCTATGGGAAGGGATTGGATTGGAGAAGATCCTATCATTTACGCCACCGTTAAGTTGATGTTAGAGGAAAGACCTTCTGCAACCTGATAGAAGAGAAAGCTTATATCAGAAGTGCCTGAAGGAGAAGGTGAGGTACCTATAGTCATCGAAGTAACTGAGTAGGAAGGAGTTGACAGACTAGCGTTTTGGGACATCGCTATAGAGATTAAAGCGGAGCAGCTGACAGATTCGCCGATATCTAGAGAGCCTAGATATGCGACTAGAGCATTCACTATAGCAGCTTGAGTAGCGGTAGTAAAAGCCGCTGTGAGAGGATGTGTGGTTATATTTATATATATTGGAACATACGTAGGACGTATAAATCCAATAGTTGTTACGTTTCCTGAATTAGGATCAGTAACTGGAATCTCTGTTATAAAGGTAGCCGTAGCTCCTAAAGTATTAGGCCCTATGCCTCTATTCGTAAATATAGCAGTAGCTACCGCTAGATCCGTTCCACCTTCAACTACACACGTAAGAGAATGGCTTTCATTCCCGTAAGAGTCAGTTACAGAGGTCTGATTTTCTAGTATGTTAACCCTAGCAACCCCTGCCACTGCCTTTACTTCAGCAGTAGTTCCAGCTAGACGGGTAGATGATGGAAGAGCTACGGATATAGACTGGCGAGCCCGTAGTGTAGAATCAGACTCCACAGGAGTTCCTACTACTGCGTCATCTGGATTAGTAACCCCTAGCCAACCGGCAGTAAAACCTTCTGCAGGAGTAGTTATAGTACCGGCGGCAGCTGCTATAGGTCCTAGTTGCTGACAGGTTGCAGTAACTGAAACCGTGCCGCTAGTTCCTATTGTTACAGAATAAGGAAGTGACCATAGATTGCCGTTAGAGTCGGAAACTACCCCATTAGTAACAGTAGTTTTTGAGACTCCTGAAAGGACAAGAACAGCAGTAGACGGGTTAGAGGTATTTCTAGTTATACCATTAAGTTTAAGAACCGAGTCTAAGTCTGCGCCTATAGCAGTAAAAGGGGACCTTGCGTTGTAGGCTAGTTGGCATAGCCCCATAGCATCATTTACCTTCAAGGACAGCGTGGTTATCCATTGATAGTCAGCAGCATCATTTCCAAGATAGACTGTAGAGCCGTAAGCTGACCGATAGCTTTGAAGAAGAGCTTCTTGAATGTCATTAAAAACAGGAACAGAAAGCCCTGCTGCTGTTATAGTCGGAGCAAAGTAAGCCATGTCTTCTCCTTATCTAGACACTAGAAGTGAGGCCTTATTACCAGGCGAATTAGTTACGTATACCGTACCGAACTGCGTCTCAACAGTCGCGTTAAACGAAAAAGATCTATCGAGATAAGACGTCTCCATAGAGCTTATTGAATCAACGTAAGGAGTACCAAGTATCCTTTGGGATATGAGACTTATGATCAGTTGGATAGAGGCTGGGTCTCCACTAGCACCTAGTATAGACTGAAAAAGAGCAAGGCCATCTTGCAGAGCAAGAAACCACTCCCCCTTGAATAAGAGAAGTCTGGTTCTTATGATCTGAACTACAGCGTCTAGATCAGATATAAAGTTACCTTGACTGTTACCATACATCGGTTCGTTGTTAGGGCTTAAGGCCCTTACTGTAATGGTAGCCATACTATGTTCTCCTAAAAGCATCCGTGGCTAGATTGACTACTAGATATAGCAGAAGTAATTTCCTCAGTAATAGAGGCTATTAAGATTGATATATCTACAATCTGCGCGGCTATTACAGCCTGTTGAGAAGTCAGAACAGCTTGCTGTGAGATGAGCGAAGCATTAGGACCTGCGAACGTCTCTATGGCGCTATTTATCCAAGTCAAGACAGAAGGCAGGTCTGTAGGAGCTATAAGTAAAGGAGCAATTTTAGACAAGCTAGCTGATATAGAGGCCTGCATAGCTGATATATCTGAAGAAATCTTACCGTCTACCGTAGACACCCTAGAAGAAGCCTGAGCTAGCTTTTCAGAGGCCTTAATAGCAAGTAAAGCGAGTTGAGCACAGCTTATACCGCCTCTAGAAAGATATTGAGCGGTATAAGACTGGTATTGGGTCAGAGAACTCCTTATACTATTAAGCTCCGAGGCGATGTTACTGAAGTAGGCTGTATTCATTGGATACTCACTATGATCCCTTCTTGAACAGTGATGACTTGGCCGTCCTGAGATGTAAAAGCTCCTGATGCCCCCGAAGAAACATGAAGATTGCCGGAAATAGTAGAATCTCCTTCTATAAAAACCCCTTCTATAGTAGGGGATATAGTGACTTTAGGAGAAGTGAGAGTAGTGCCCGTGTCTCCAAAATCCATTACCTGAGACTGATCATCAGATATAAGCTGGACAGAAGATGTTGAATAGTTGCTCAACGCATTAGGTTTAGACCACGGGCCAAAGAGAGCAAAGGCATCAGAAAGATCATGGCGTCGTCGATCAAATTGAGGCTGTACTCCGCTGCTTTGCCACCATCCGTCTATGCACATGTCAGCGAATATGAGAAGACATTCCGTTCCTTTTACTATAGGAAAAGTAAAAGACCACCCAGGAACTCGCATCATTATAGGAATGACATCTCGAATGGGTTTAATAGACATGGGAGTAGGGATATTTTGAGTAAACTTCTTAGCTCCGGGAGGCGGTAGTAGAACTATTTCCTGTATAGTTGGCTGCACTACGCAGGTTTGACGCACAGGGTCAAAAGATACTACTTCGCCAGGTATAGAAGAGCGAAGCATACAGGACCATTGCCACGCCGCGCCTTCTATAGGTTCAGTAAGGAGATTAAGTCTTTCTTGTATACTCAGCATATTAGTTACCTGTAGGATCAGACTGAGCAGAATGGCCCAGAAGTTGAATAGCCTGTTGAATCTGAGTTACTCCGGTAATGTCAGAGTACCAAGCATTTCCTCTAGTATCCCCAAAGAATCTAACGCCTACTACGACGTATTGTCCTGTCATAGGAACTGCAATGAACTGTCCTTCAGGAAGAGGGTAGGGTATAGGGGCCTGTCGAGTAAATTCTATACTAACAGCTACTTGAGGTAAAGGGGCAGCTATCTGAACAGTAGGATCAAGGAGGACTCTTATGCCTACTCCTAGTTGCGTTTGCTGAGGCTGTCCAATAATACTTAGCTTAGTTCCGTTTACAGTAGAGGGATACTGCCCTGTTCCAGCAGGGGCATACGTAGCCACTAGAGATCCTACTGGATTCTGTAAAGAGTCTAAGTTCCACCCGTGTCCGTCAAACCAAGACAGAAGATTATTCCGATCAGCTAAGGCCTCTAAGTACTTATGAGGACTACCAAAGTATGACTTTCCTCTAGGGAGCTTAGTAGAAGTAGAAGGTAAGCATCTATCTATCTGAGACTGGTTTATACCTATAGGATTAGCCGCTCTAGAAGCTATGAATCGAGCTTGGGTGAATTGACTGGATAGCATAGGTATTGTATCGTTCAGAAAGTTCTGAGTCGTAAGAGCTCTGCTTAGTAGGCAGTGTATAGTAAGTCTCTCATCAACCACGTCTAGTCGATCCTGTATAGTATAGAATATAGACCCTGTCCATATGGCAGGAGGAGTAGCGGGGTAAGGATAGTCCGCTTGATATCCAGCTGAAAAAGTTACTACGTCTCCTTCTTGTATAACAGCTTGCATCAAGTTGATGCCGGCAGAAGGACCGGAAGTTATTGGGCCATTGGCATTGTATACCACAAACTCAGCATGCCAAAAAGCCGAGAAGGCGAATTGGTTGATATCAAAAGTTACTCTTAGGGCCTCTGGCTCGTAAGCATCGCATGACACCACTATAGGAACATTTGCGCTAGGCCCTGTAGTAGGAGTAATAGTTAAAGACCATGCTCTGCCGAAGAATGGAGTTTTGGATGATATGAGGGTTGGGTTTGACTCAGTCAAAATACACTCCAGGATATTCTCCAGGCAGCCCTGGTGATATTAAGGGTTAAATGTGCATAATACGGATGAATGTATACTCATCCAGGGTTTGCATAAAATTAACTAACCG